GCTTTCCATAAAAAAACATTGAATTGCCATATGGGTCTTTTGTCATTTTAACAAAATCTGGCCATTTACAAGTTGAAGCTACAATATCCAGCGGGACGCCTGAATGATCTTGTTGAAAGGCTTTAAAATTAACAGCACCAAACCCAATGTCGCCCATATCTCCATCCTGTAAAACAGTGTGTACTAATTCTATAGGATAGCAATCCCCATTTTGTCTCTGGCCTTCATCTTCAACACATGGTTTTGCAAGATCCCAGTGAGCACCTAAACTGGGTGTACAGCCTACTATAAATAACTGAGTTTGTTTAGGATCCAAAGATACATTTTGTCTGTCATCTGTACTTTGTGTTAAATATCCTCTTGAAGGATTTTCAGTATCTCCTAACTTATTAAACAAAGGATGTCCTGTAGTACCTATACCTAAAGGACCTCCTCGTTGAATTTCTAATCCCTTTAATCTCCACACCAACCTTTCTGTTTCTGGATTGTATACATCAGCATCCACCAATGCAAATTTGTTAGGGTCAGGCAAAAGTACTCTAAGCACTCTATATTGATTTCCAGAAACCTTTGGAACCTGGATCTTTGTTTTCTCTTGGTTTTGAATTTCAAAATAAGGATGCCCAACAGTTAATAACCTTTCACTTCCAGCATGAAAATAAATATTAGTATCTTTTATGTATTCTTCAGTGTTGAGTATTCTGGCCACTGGTTTGCTGGGAGGTAAGTATAACTTTCCAGGACTTTGCATCCAAAGTAATGCCATCTGTAAAAAATCACAATAAACGACGTTTGCGTTTGCGTCTTAACAAACTTGGATGAATTAAAAAGTCATTTGCTGATTCCAAGTCTATTACAATAGCAGGTTCAATTCTAGATGTTGGGGTTTCAGGAAGAAAATCAGGAATGATATGTGTTTCTGGATATGAAACAAATAATGGCTTTCCTATATCTGTCACAAATGTTTTTAATGCAACCCCTGGCGGTATAGTAGGCATTGTCATGCTGAGATTTCGTCTGGATGATGTTAGGACAACATGAGAATTGCTAAAATCCTCTACCAGATTATCCAATAATTCCTCTTCATTATATACAAGAGGTTCATCAGACAATACATCTATAAAACTACTTTCTGCCTGTGAATTTACTATGGAAGCATCACCTGAATGCTCTCCTATCACTCCTAATTCTATAGCTTCTGCATTATCAATAGTACTTAAATCATAGTAAAAATGTACTTGCTGTCCTATTTGTAAACCACTACGGGTTCGTATAGTACCCCGCCTTCCCAATCTACTAACCCTTACCCTACCATCTGCAGTTTCAGCAAATCTTTGTCTTCCTAAACTGATAACATCAGTAAAGTCTGTGTCAGGAGCAGCAGCCAATTGCTGCACATCCTGCTGAAATTGTAAGCTAATATCCTCCTCCTCAAAGGCGGGATTAGAAAATTCAAACTGCACAAGGCGGGAAGGCCTTCTTAAAAACTCAATATTTCTAGTTTGTACTTGTTGAACCCTTCTATTATATAAATCACGTGCACGGCTATAAGCTCTAGCAAAAGCTCTTGGTGTACTACTTCTAGGGGCTTCCAAAGGTTTCTCAATTTCAAATTCAGCAAAAGGCCTAATAGGGTTTAATGGAATACTTTCTCCTACAACCTGACCATCAAAGTGGGCATCCACAAAAATGTTGCCAGGATCTGAGATGTTTGCAAATGATTGTGTGACACTTATATGAGTTGGTGTGGAAGTCACAGGCCGCCTATCAAATGCCATGCGTTTTGGGGCAGGAGGCCCAGTTTGTACATCAATGACTGCAGCATTATCTTCAGTAGTACTGACTGTTGGATGTCCCCCTGTTGCACCAACATCAGAAATAGGATCAGGTTCAGTAACTATTGCAACTTCACTTGTCCCTAAATCAGGACCATCTATGGCTATATCTATAGAAGGACCTCCCGCATCAATTATAGTGACATCTGGAACCCCACCTTCAGTTAATGGGACAATAGAAGGCCCTGCAGGATCTACAACATCTATGGGAAGTATATTGGTGGGTCCTAAGGGGTCTAAAGGAATGGTAGGCCTAACAACTGAGCCAGATGAGCTCACACTAGGATTGCGACCCAATGGTGTATACCCAGTACTACCCCCACTACCTCTGCCAGTGCCTATACCCAATCCCCCCAAATATATAACACTTCCCAACCATTGCAATAATCGATCTGCCAAAGTAGTGCCTTCTACTTTATTTTTTACATCATCAGGACAGTTTCCAGATATTCTACAATGCTCATATATATTTTTTACAGAATCACGCTTTGTTCTTCTAGCTCTATTTGATTCATTCATCTTACAAGCTACCCAAAGACCCTAATGCAAGGTCTGTACCCTTTGGTAATGTGACAGAGTCTAGAAATAATGCCCTCTGTTCAGTATCCTTAAAAGCAAAAAGCATTCTACTATTATTATCTAACTCTACCCATTTAAACACAGTTGTAACATGTTCATATAATTTTCTACTTTTGTTATTTTTACAGCGAAATCTCCAACATTTCAAAGTATTGGCACAACCTTTTACAATAATTATTGGGGGATCCCGAGCCTCCTCTTGTAGTCTTTCAAGTCTACTAAGATGTCGTCTGCCAACTGATCGATGGCTTGACCCCACTTGTTGAGCAGTTGGGACAGCAGATCCGGTGGAGTCAGGGGCTTCTGTTCTTCTTCGTTTGGCGGGACTTCCTCCGGTGGTTCCTGATTCTCCTTCTCGTCGTCCTCTGGTATGTCGAAGTGTAGGCGACGACTGACCGTCCCCAGTCCGGTCTTGAGTGTTTTCCTTAGGTCGTCGGATGCTCTCCTCGTCAGTTTCGGAGTGCTTGGAGGAGGAAGTCCCAGGCCCCGCTGCAGACTTCCAGGAAGAAGATGAGGAGCTGGAGGTAACAGATGGAGAAATAGTTTTGTTTTTATATCTAACCTCCCATTCTCCAGTTATTGAAAGTGTCTTTGCCTTGTCATCAAACTTTACATAGTACACTTTATACCCATTTTCATCATAATAATATAATCCATAATAGTCCACTGCTCCATGGGTCTTATGCCACATATTATTTTCATCTTGAAAATATATACTGTCCCAACCAGTGTAAGGATACAATTTGTCTTCATCCCTATCATACAAAACATCAACAGTGTATCCTGACTTTTTAAAACAATTTCTTGGAGGTGTGTTTAATAATTCTATACTTGTTTCTGTTAATGACCATGTCTCATTACCAAAGGGTGAGTCTCGCAATGATTTTAGTAAAATATGCATTTTTATAGCATCTTTAGCTTTATGTTCAGATGTAGCTAAAGACGGTACAGGATGCATGCCTAATTTTTTTAATCCATTTTGTCTAGCCAAATATAATATGGCATTTTCTTGTCTAGTTAATTCCCAGTGCTTTATTTGTGTTTCAATATCATTGCTTGCATTTTCATAAAGGTTCAACAGGGCTTCTTGCACTGCATCGTAGCGTTCTCTCAATCTCTCCATTCCCCTCGTCGTCTGGAGTGAGCTCTAACTGCCTGGCAAGCTTTGTAAAAAAATATTTCCAGGTCAAATGAGTTATTTTATATACAGGTTCACCATTATCATCTAAAGGCATTTTTTTAGTAAAGTGAAATGATTTAACTCTGCTATGTAAATACACTAAAGTATTTTCTTTATGTAAATCTATATTAGAGGTTAACAATAATGGTGGCAGTTTCATTTGTAATGGTGCTTTATGCTTAGAATCTACAGATATAATATTACCATCTAACCCTGTTCTCATATGTACATCCATAAATGTCCAACATGAATACGTTACATCATCAATTAGTCCTATCTTACATTCTACAAAAGGTTGTAACCAGAAATGGCTTTTACTATTCATGAAAGATACTACTTTTCCTTGCAAAAATTCTATTAAAGAAAATACAAAATATGATTTCCCTGTATCAGGCTCTCCATGTATTAGTATACAATTATGCTTAGGAATGCTTTTCAAAAATGGTTTCAATGCTGCTAGAAATGATATAAAATTGACCCCCTGAAATTTTAAAAACAAAGGGATAGCTTTCCAATCTCCTTCTCCCTCATATTTTTTACAGCATTTCCATATCCATTGTGACATAGTCATATCTTTCATTTCTTGCCTTTTATACAATTTACACATATAAGCACAATCTCTAACATACTTGGCTTGGTTGTTATGATTTAACCATGCAGCAGCATTAGCATTGTCTGTTGCTAATAAAGCATATTCATATGCTATTGTACACTCTTCTGTGTAATTATGATCAAATGCCCATTGCACCATCTCAGAAAAATCAAACATATCACTACTTGCTGCTGCTTGATGATTTACTAGTAGTTTATTAGAAATCCAATCAGGCAGTTTGCCTTTCGTATATGATGCATTACCAGTAGTACATTTATAGTAAAACAATGCTGCTGCTGTACTTCTGTGTTTAGGAGGGTCACATAACAATTGACATTCAGTTACATTCAAAATAGAGCACATAAGTTTTTGAACTGTGTCTCTACATTTATTTGTGATAAATTGCAGTAAATACATGCATATAATTTCAAAATTCTTTTGTAATATAAATATACAATGTTGCTCTAATAGAAGCTTTGAACTTTCTAATAGCTCATCCTTAGCTGCATAAACCACAACAACCCACATTTCACACATTGTCTTATCATTTTTAAAAGGTCTTATTATTTCATTATAAGGAACTCCAAATATTTCTTTAAATTTTCCTAACAAATTGGACCTATTGGTTTTACTATTTAAAAGCTGTAACACACAATCCCCGCCATATTTGCCCGCGTCACTGATTGACGGTCCAGATTCTACCTGTTCCTCAATAGTATCTTCAGCTTCATTTTCCTCTATGCCACTGTCTCGAAATAACCGTCTTTTACTGCTTGTTTCTGCAGAAATGGACACTGTCTGCAAACGTGGACTGAGATCAACGTTTGCACACAAATTTTTTCTAGGACTTGGAGTGGCATACTTTCGTTTTAGTTCAGCTATGGCTTTGTTGCAATCTTCAGTTATTTGCTGATTGAACAGCTCCAGGGAATTCCCCTGATCCACCTCATCAAAATCATCTATTAAATTTGAAATATTGGACTCATCACTATGATCAAACAGTTCCTCCAAATCATTTAAACCGTCCAAACTATCATTGCATTCTGCTTCTTCCACTATATACCAGCCACTACAGCCTTCTAAAACGTCTATATTATTTGTACCTGGTTTATTGTCTCCCATTTTGACGACAGGTTGTTCTGGAGCACGGCGTGCAGATAAAAGACAAATCTGCAAAAAGCAATTGCTGAAGTCTTCTAATTCCTTGATCACTGGCAGCAACAAACAATCTTACAGAAGAATTGCACACTTTGCACCTTGAATCTATTTTATAGGGCTGAAGTTGTAACTCCTCCTCCTCGTCCTCGTCTGGTGACAATACTTCGTCACTAAGTAGATTAGCAGGCATGACCAACTCCTCTAATTGTAATTCAATGTCACCCACCTGAATCTCAGGCCCAATCATCTTATTCTTTTCTTATACAATTGCGACAGTATCCTCTCCAATTGCCTCTTACCAAAGAAAAATTTTCATTTAAATGTAAATGCTGCAGTTTTTCACTATAATCTAAAAAGGCTAAACATTCAATACATCTCATAGGTATCTCTCTTAAAGGTTTTTCAACTAAATCAACAACAAAATAACAACTACACACACACTGTTTAAATTTACTGCTCTCAAATGCAGCTGAAAGTCTCATACAGCTTCTACAGCAACCATAGCAAAATCCATCTTTCCAAAGCAGTTTAAACTTCTTTAAATCAAATGCAGCACAGTCCTGTACAGTTAAATAGCTTTTGCAAAATTTACAAGGTATTCTAACTTGATCAAATGTAAATCCAAAAGCTGAACAATATGCAGTTATAGAAACTGGAGTTGGTGAAGTAAAGGTGTCCATGAAGCAAAAGGACAGAGCAAAAATCATCCCAGGTATTTATACCACTCCCGGTTACTATTTTTTCAATTAGACAATAACTTTGGCAACAATGAAAACATACCTAAAAGGTGTTACCACTCCCGGTACAAAGGCAAGCAGCCAGTAACGAAAGTGGTAATGCCAAAATAGTCTGACTCAAAGTTCGCCTGTACTTGCCCTTTGGCAAAATACGTTGAAACAAAGATACCAAAAACGGTCATACGTTAAATTTGGCGCGAAAAGGTTTACCAGATGAGTTACAAAGTTAAAAAGAAGAGCTTACCTTGGTCAGTGGCGGCCAGTGGAAGGTCACAGATGTTTTCGGCCCCTTCCAAAACAAACAGGTGTGGTGAAGGAAATGCTGGCCCACATGACTCAAAGAAATGCAATGAAACTATTGATTGCAACGTATGCAGTTTTATTTTAAATAGAACATATCACTAACAGTGAACATGTTTCAGACTTGTAGCAGCATTCTTGGCAATATAGTTTGGCAATTCACAGTTTCTTTCACAGTATATTCTGAGAAATGGTAATGACACTGGTTATATAACTTTCACAGTTTTTCTACGTTTCACAGATTTTTTAGAAGGAGCTAAGCGCCTTTTTCTAGGATTAACAACACCATTTCCATTTGTTACAAGCCCTGTTTGATACAAAAACCGTCTCCCAAGAGAAAACTGAGATAGTTCCGATGATAATTTTTCAGTTAAGTCTACAATCCAGAAATTATACTGTGCATAAGGATCTGTCTTTTCTTTATTTTGAATTTGGTCTGGACAAGGTGTAGCTAAAGAAGTTAAGTATCTGTATTTGTCTTCAATACTCATAGCAGGTTGAGGTACAAAAGCTAAATTCCAATCTTCCAATATGGAAGGATTCATAGCATTTATATGAGCTAGCACATCAGCTTCCAGTGGTACTATGCAGAGTTGTAATATTAATTCAAATTCAATTTCCTCAACATGTCTTAAATAATGTTTAAAGTCCTCTGCTTTATATTTGTAACTGTCTGGAATTTTAGGTGCTTCTTTGTAAAAGTTTAATGTAAAATTTGTGTTATGTGTATTATCTAGTATAGTGATAAATGCCTGGTTGCCCCATAATATTCCATTATTTTGACCCTGAGCTCGTTGCAACCAATAAGGTCTGTTAAATAATGTAGCCTCACTGGACACCAATGATCCACTAGGTGTACCAAAGTATATATGTGAAGAAATAGTTTTCTGGTTTTGTCCTGGATCAGGTTGTGTTAAATAGTCACTAGTAGTTTGAAAAGGATCTGGAATCGCATCTCCGACCGTTCCAGCTCTTACAAAGTTATGTCTAACATATAACTGCTCTCGCTTTCCATAAAAAAACATTGAATTGCCATATGGGTCTTTTGTCATTTTAACAAAATCTGGCCATTTACAAGTTGAAGCTACAATATCCAGCGGGACGCCTGAATGATCTTGTTGAAAGGCTTTAAAATTAACAGCACCAA